CAGCCTCGGGTGGTATCCCATGCAGTACAAGGCATGGCTCTCCGGCCTCGACGATTCCCAGAGCTTTAGTCTTCCGACGGATTCCAACACTTACCTGTTCCCGGACGGCGAAAACGACCCGGAGCTACAGAGGCTCAAGCGTGAGTCCAGTGACGAGTTCTGGCTTGAGAGGATCAAGGGCATCCCGGTACCGCCGCAGGGGAGGGTATTCCCCGAGTTCAGGCCCGATATACACGTCAGGAAGGTGCAGTGGGAGCCTGATTACCCCGTACACCTGTGGGTAGACCCGGGTTACGCGGGTGCTTACGCAGTTGAATGTGTGCAGGTAGTGGACGGGCAGGTCAGGGTATTTGACGAAATCTACGAAAAGGGCCTCGTAACCGAGGATATAGCGACGATGGCCCTCAACCGCAACTGGTGGCAGTCTTCCGAGAAGTTCGGGGTCATAGACATAGGCGGGACGCAGCACCAGGCCATGCCAGCAGCCGCCGAACAGTGGCTGAAACAGACCGGGATTACCTTTTCATCAAAGAAAGTACGGATAATGGAGGGCGTGGAGCGTCTGAAGACCTTTTTGAAGGTAAATCCGTCCACGCAGCTACCGTGGCTTGCCATAAACCCCAGGTGTACTGGTATACTGAGCGAGTTCGGGGCCGTTCCCAGCCCGTTTGACGGCCAGGACAGGGCATATCGGTGGAAAATGAACCGTGAGGGCGGTGTGGCGGGTGAATCACCTGAAGACAGGTACAACCACGGCATAAAGGCCCTCACATACGGCCTGATCGACCGTTTCGGCTACGTTCACAGCGGAAATAACAAGGTTTTCAGGATGGGAAGATGGCGATAAGGAAACCCGAGGATGTAATTAACCTCGTTGACGCTCATCACAGGGTAACATCGGCCCGGAGGGACCGCTTCAACGAAGACTACCGACTGTACCGACTGGAGCGCACCGATGACGACGCCCCGGAGGACTTCGAGTGGTATACGAGCAACGATCCCAAGACATTTGTTAAGAAAGTCCTCTCATGGGCCAACCTCGCGGAGCTTATGCTCAAGATCTCCAAGCACCAGGACCAGCGACACGAACGCGAGCTGGACGAGATGAAGGAGAAATGGCTCCGAAAGGTGCTTGAACTCGGCGACCACAGGCTAGCGAGACTGCTCCTGCCCTCACTCCGTAACCAGATGTCCTTTTACACGATGATGAGGGGCTGGGACTCGGGAAGGGCTCTCCTGCGTAAGACAAAGGACGGCGAGACCTTCGTGGATATCACGCCGTGGGACCCTCTCAATACCTACTGGGGCATGGGTGCCGACGGACTTGACTGGGCCGTGAACAAGGTAATGAAGCAAAACCGCCAGATCGAGCTTGAGTACGGCGTAAAGCTGAGACTCACCGAGGACGAGTCCCTCGACGACCAGGCTGTGTATGACTACTACGACGGCGAAATAAACCTCGTGGTCATCGAAGACCGCGTACTGAAGAAGCCCACCCCGCACGGCGATCCCGGCGGAGTCCCCGTGTATATGAGTGCTTTCGGCGGGATACCGCCCATAATGTCCGACGATGTGAACGATACGGAGAAGGACTACGGCGAAAGCGTACTGGAAGATGACCGGGGGATTATAGCCAAGAAGAACAAGGTGACCTCGATACTCCTTGAACTTGCCGCACGTAGCCAGATGCCGGGGCTGAAGATATATTCCCACGACGGTGCCAAGATGCTGCCGGAAGACCCGCATAAGAAAGGCTCGTGGATCGGTCTCAGGCAGGGACTTGAGGACGTGCAGGTACTCGATCCCATACAGGCGGCACAGGAAACAGGGCCGCTTCTTGGCATATTCTCAGCCGAGATGCAGAGGGGCAGCTTACCCAATACAGTGTTCGGGGAGTTGCAGTTCGCACTCTCTGGATTCGCCATCAACTCGCTCAGGCAGGGCATCGAGACTGTACTAGCGCCCCGCATCAAGATGATGGAAAACACCTATATGCAGATAGCTACCATGCTTTCACGTCAGTACGGGTCGGGTGCCTTCAGGCCCCTGAAAATGCTTGAGGATATACCGCCCATCGTACTGACCGAAGGATGCGAACCCACTATAGAGCTTATAGCCCAGTTGCCGGAGGACGATGCCTCCAAGATGGCAGCGGCCCAGATCATGCGAGAAGGGCCTACGCCGCTGTTCCCGGACTACTGGATTCGTAACGACTGGCTGGGGATAAAGAACGCCGATGTAATAGAAGATGCCATAGAGGCGCAGACCGCAGAGCGGGCATTGCCCGAAACGGGGCTGTGGACACTCTACAAGGCGGCGATGCGAAGGGGCCAGCACGACATAGCGGCACTTATACAGGACCAGCTCATGCTGCTGTACTTCCAGAAGATCAAGCAGATGCAGCAGATGGGCATGATGCAACAGGACCCTATGGGGCAACCTGGACCTATGGGGCCATCGGGGGCTCCGCCTATGCCGGGGCAAAACGGGCAGGGGCCACCTCCAGGGCCTCCGCCCGGGTCTCCGCGTCCACCGGGGATGAGGAGCGCGATACCGCCGGGAGGCGGAGCGGGCATCTCTAACCCAGGGCCGCAGGTACCACCGGGTACTCCGAGACCGGGCGCATTGTCATCACAGGAAAGACTTGCTAATATAGGGCTATTCGGCCCGTAGGGGAGGGTATAAACAATGGAAACAAAGATATTTGAAGCCCTGTTACGTCTTCTCAGGCAAGAGATAACATATGACCAGGCAACTGAGGACATCGTTGACTACTTTGAATCTATAAATCCAGAGCTAAGTCGTGCAAACTGGGGTACAAGCGCGAGAGCCCTGATAGCACATTATATGAACAGGAGTGGAGAGTATGGCACTCCTACGTCAGCTTTTGGGCCGAGCTTGAATCAAACTCAGCTAGATCAAGTAACCACTGCTACTGGCAATCTTTCTCCCACCACTGGTGACCTTCTCCAGGGTACCGGAACACAGGAAGCTCAGGCCATAGCCCTCGAACGCGAGAGACAGACTCAAGAGCAGCGAGGACAGATTTTCTCAGACTATATGGCTAGTTTACCTACCAGGGGAGAGGGCGCGGTTCACCCATATTTTCGGCAGGCAATAGCGGCACGCCGAGTACCGATAGAATCTCAATTCATGGTAGAAGCAATGGGGGCACAGCCTCAGACAACGGCTGAAGGCGGAATAACATGGCCGACGGCGTCAACCGATTTCAGACAATATCTTATGACTAACCCCAGCCTCAGAATCAATCCCACGCAGTTCCGCGCAGATATTACGGAACTGGGACGACAGGCTGGTTATGGTCAACGTGCAGGGATAACAGGGCCTGCCGTACCCTCCGGGACTACAGACGCCCAATCACAAGCCCTGGCAGCAATGCTAGGGAAATATGCTCCTGTATTTATCCCGGAACTTGCCGCTGCTGAAATGAACCCCTTCCTCCGACCTATGCAAAGGCAGGCCGTTGAAAGAAATATAGCAGCATGGGAAGGCGCAAATCCTCTCGGTGATCTTTTCCAGCAATGGCAACAGGCTGGCTACGATGTACCAGCAGCAGGGTTCATTTAAATGACAATGCAGCCGTTTAATGCCCAATTCCCGTTTATGGAGTTCCTTGAGGAAGACCCTGGAACCAGGGCAGGCTACTTTTCATTTCAGGACAGGTTCGGGCAGTCTCCAACCCAGCGGAACTGGTTCGAGAACCAGTTCTCAAACATAAGAAACGAGTTCTTAGGGACGCTCGGGCAGCAGATAAGGCAGGGCCAGACACCCAATGCACAGTTTACTGACTTCCTACAGGCGTTCCCGTTTTCACAGCGGTTCAGTGCTTTGCCGCCCTCGATGAGAGGAGCTGCTACCAGTAGATTTGCACCACAGACTAGATTCTTCTTCTAGTTATGGTAACTCCCGGCTTAGGAGTTGGCTCTTTCATACGCCGAGGATATGGTGGTTCATATAAGGCGCTTATGGAGCAGCTCGGTCTAAGTAGGCCCGAGGATGTATTAGAGGATGGGGCTGACGCCCGCAGGCGCAGGGACCAGATCCTCGATGAAATTGCAAGACAGGGTGGTTTCCGGCCAAAACCGCCAGGACCTCCTGAGTTTGGCACCGCAACTCCAAGGCCTATTGACCCCGAGGGGGCCAGGAGACAGGTCAGGACATCACTGGGACTACCTCCTGATACGACCATAGACGGCAGGCCGTTACCGCCCATGTGGCCTCGTGACGAATGGGGACGGGTTGTCCCCGGCGAGGTCGAGCGCACGATCCCACCAGTATCACTGGGTGCCGCTATCCCCTTACCAAGTCCTCAGCCAACTGTAAGGATGTATGCGCCCCCTCCTCCGCCGCCGAAGAATCTATGGGAGAATATCATGCGGCAGGCCATGAGTAGTGTTTATGGCCTTGGAAGGAGCCAACTTGAACAGGGGCTAGCTAGAAAGCAAGCCGCCGAAACCGTG